CATTGTCGACATACAGCTGGCGTGTGTATGTCAGAGTCCCGCTGTCGTATTCGTAAGTCAAAACAATGTGATGTGGTTTCCCGTCGTTGACGATCACTCCTGAGTTGAACGTTGTCATTGTGTTCGATACGCCACGTTCTCCGAACTGAGCGCAAATCAATCCGATTCCACCGGAAACGATCATGCCGCAATTACCTGCATGGACATGGTTTCCGTGATTGAAGATTGCGTAGTTGCCTGTCGTGGTCTGTGTGGTTTGAATCCACATTGAGGCGGTCCAAACAGCGGTTCTAGGAATGCCGCCAAGATTTGTATCGGTACCGAGCACGTCCCAGGCTTGAAACCATTTCGTGTTATCAAACGCAGACGACGTCGCCCCGTCGTCAGTAATGAGGGCCGACGAAGATGTCGCAGTTGAGAACGTTGTCGAAACTCCCCGCCATTGAGCCGACAATGTGCCACTGACGCGTTCGAGACCATTGGCGGCTCCCGTAGCCTCCGACAGTCGATACCAGGCCAACGGTGCCGCCGCCGTCATTGATGTCAACCAATACGACGGCAGCTTCAACTCATTCAATACTTTGAACGCATCGGAAGCAGTGACGGTCACAGTCGCATCATCCGGATACGAATACGCTTGCGGCCAACGATCCACAAATCCGAAGAAAATTGAGCGGATCGAACCGCCCGAAGGGGTCACTCGGATACGGATCGGACGCAGCGGTGTGAGTTTGCCGTAATAGGTGCCAGCCGAATACTCCGGATCAAACAATCGAGTCCGATTGTCGAGAACCATCTGACAGTTCCCAGTCGGATAGGTATCCAACTCCGAGGATCGGCCCCTCGAGGTCGAAACCGACCGCACATACTGTGTGATGTCAGTCCAAGTGATTGACGCGAGAGTCGACCCGATCGGCACGGTCCCCGAACCAGCCGAAGTCGAGAAACCGACCTCAACTGTCAAAGCCATCCCATCGAACAAAGTATTTGGCATCAGCTCCGCCAGCCTGTTCCGGAACGGCGTTCATACGCTGCAATCGTCTCCACGATCGACTGACCCACAGCAGCTTTGTCAGAGCCTGGTGCGACATTCACACTGATGTTGTAAGTGTTGCCACCATCACCCATGCCATCACCGCCACCGATGTTGTTCAACATCGCTTTGCCGGTGGAGAAGGCGTCCATGATGCGACCGTAGGAGGATGGCACGAAAAGTTCGGGGCCTTTCTCACCGACAATGTACGGACTGCCCTGGTCGACGGTGCCTCCAGTCCAACGATTCCCGAATGACAGAATCTCTCCTAATCCGACTTGACCATACGGGTCCAATCCGAGTTCGAGAAGGAAATAACGGAACTGGCGGAGAGCCTGTTCGGTTTCGACGCGCACTTTCACAACCGGATCTTGCAGCGACAGAAGGAACAGTTGATAAGCGAGATCCTTGAGGTTTTGTCGAACCGGATTGCCTGGTGCCAAAGTCTCAGCCAGTTCATTCAACTTGTCGGCCTGCACCTTCGCTGCCTGTCCTTGCGACAGCGTCTTACCTTCCAACTCGGCTTGGGAGACAGCGGCTTCACGCGCCTTTTGAGCAGCTCCCTCAATTGATTTCTGCAAATCAATCTCAGACTGTCGACGCTGATCGGCCGACAAAGAACCGTCGCTGAGACTCTTGTTGTATTCCACGAGTTGCGCGCGCGCTTTGATCTCCGCTTCTTCAAGAGACAACTTCGCATCATTCAAATCCAGCAGAGCTTCAATCTGTTTCTTCAACTTGTCGTTGACCTTGTCAACCTCGGCTTGAAGATTCGCTTGAGCGGTAGCTTCTTTCTCAGTCAACCCAGCAGAAATGCCCTTTTGAATGTTGACCTGTCGGATGACTTCCTGCTGCTGGTTGTACGCATCAATCCCGTTATAAAGGGTGGCGATAAGATCCTTGTCGGCTGCTCCGGATTCGAGCAATCGCGCAATCAAATCATTCTGTGCGCCGCCTCGATCTCGAATCGCCTGAATCTGATCTTTGATCGCTCCAGTGCCATTTTCCAACTGCAACCGCAATAGACCTTCAACATTTCCCTGTTTGACCAAGGCATCGCGATTGTCGTCGATGACGGCAGTGAATTGTTCAACCGACACACCGGCTTTGTTCAGATTGTCGATCTGTTTCTTTGATTCAAGGATCGACCGCATCTTTGCTGTGGTTTCGTCAGTCAACTTTCCAGTCAACTCTTCGAAACTGTCGGAAAGAGTTTTTATGTCCTTGGCGACTGCGGCTTGTTCGTCGCTGTAGGACTTCCAAGCAATACCGCCGATCACGGCAGCTGCGCCGACCGCCAAGGTTGCAGGCCCAAGCAAAGCCATCCCACCAGCAGCGGCGGCGGCACCTCCGCCAGCAGCCGAACTCGTCATGTTCAACGACGCGATCGCACCTTGAGTGGAGACTGCTCGAGCAGCAAGATCAGCCATTGCTGTTCCAGCCTGACGAACAGCTGTTGTTGCCAGAGTGAATCCCTCAACAAGTTTCGGACCCACCAGGGCGACAGCGGTCAAGCCGATCAGACCGGTCTGGACCGGACCTGGAAGAGCAGAGAAGGCTGTGGCGACCAGAGCAATGACTTCTTGAATCTTCGTGTAGATCGGCAGGAGGGTCTTGCCAAGATCGGCAGAAGCGTTCTTCGTTTTCGCTGATGCAATCGCTGCCTGACCAGATGCTGTATCAGCCTCGCGTGCAAACTGGCCTTGTGCGAACGCTGATTTCTCTGTGATGAGAGCCAGTGCTGCTTGGCCCTTCGCATAGTTACTGACCGACGATTCCGAATCAGCCAATCCCATCGCGACAGCCTTGGCATTGACATCGGAGGCTTTGAGGGCGATACCGAAACGCTCGAGGGGATCGTATTCGCCACGGAGAGCTGCACCGAGGGCCGTGACCGCTTCGTCGGTTGTGCCTCCGAGGGTCGCGGCGAGATCGGCACCGGTTTGGGCCAGGAACACAGATTGGGTGGCGGCTTCTTGCGCGCTGAGTCCGAAACCTTTGAGAGAAGCACCGAGACGGCTCGTGAGAGTCCTAGCGGCTTCTTCGGATAGACCGGCCACGTTGGCGGCGTTCTTTGCGAACTCATTGACCGGACCCGACGCGTCTTTGAATACTGCTGCGGTGCCACCGATCGCCTGTTCAAGATTCGCAGCAGCATCGACAAGCTGTTTGGCACCGTAAAGAACGGCTCCGCCGAAGAGGGCGGTGCGGAGTGTGTCGCCGGCTGAGCGTGCGTTATCACCGAATCCGGCGAGGCGACCTTCAGCCTTCTTCAGTTCCCTCGCGAGCTGGTCGGCGTCACCGACTACAGCGACCCTGACTTCGCGCTTGTCACCTGCCATCGGTAGTCCTCACTCGTCCCAACGTTTCGCATCGGGACCGTATTCGGCCGCTTCTCGGCGTCTTGTCTGCACTTCGAACATCGCGTCGAGGTAGTCGTCGGGTTCCGCTAAGAGTACGGACATCGGTATCCCCGAGTCCATCGCCAAGGCTGCTACAGCGAGGGTGAAGAACTCGGGGGAGTAGGGTTTGCCTCTTCCTCGACAATGATCTCCACCGATTCGACAAGTTCGATCCAGTCGTCGAACGCGACGATTTCAGGATCAAGGCGTTTGGCGGCGCAGTATCCGTAGAACCACAAATGTTCTTGGCGGATACCGTCGTCGGAGAACATCGCCGATGCCGGCAGTTTGAACTGTCGTTCGAACCTGATCGCATCGGCTTTCCGTCCGGTCGGTTCAATGATCGTGCCGTCTTCGAGGGTGATCTTGTATTTCGCGAACATTGTCGGGGTTCCGTTCTAAGAGAGGGCTGATTGAACTGCTTTATCGACTGCTTTGCCGGCTGCTTCGACCAGCCGTTGTTGTGTTTCCAAGATGCCAGGGTAGACGTATCGTCCACGTTTGATGATCGGGCGAACGATCGTTTGGTTCCTTCCCCGCCCACGACCTTTCAAGGTTCCACCGAAGTCGAGCCAACCGTAATACGGTGCCACAGATGACTTCCCTCCGGCGAGAACGTAGAGAGTGTTGCCACCCGATCTGGCTTTGAGAGTGAACTGTGCGTAACCGGATTTCTTCGGAATCTTCCGAAGAATGGCGGGAAGGGTGTTTTGGATGATGGCTGACTTGAGGTCTTCGCGCAGTACCGGCACGAGGTCCGGATGTATCTTTCGCAGATACTTCCGGACCTCGGCCAGATTGCTGACGTAGACCCCAGCATCAACGGCCATCAGCCGTTCTTGCTCACCGTTCCGGCTGCACGCCAGGAGCCTGAGATGGTGACCGGACCATCGACCGGAGCGTCGACGGAGAAGTCGAAGAAGCCGGTGCCGTACCAGTAGACCGTGGGTGCGTTGGTGATGTCCGGATACAGGTAGAACTTGCGTGCGTCACCGTCGACAGCAGCCGTGTAGGACTGTGCCGTGGCGTCGTCGAAGTAACCGGAGAAGCTGCCCTGCGCGTCCGGCAGACCCGAGACGTACACCTTGTTCGTATCGCCGAACGAGGTGACTTCCTGAGTGTCGGTTCCGAACTCCGCCGACCACTGCTTGAGGAAGGCGACAGAAGAAGGGGCCGCTGCCGAGGTGGCGATCCCGAGATAGAGGCGACCATTGCGGCCGTGGCGACGTGCCATTGATTTCTCCTTGTGGAGTTGATGGGGTCTGGGGTTCTAACGGCCCGTCGGGATGGTCGAAAGACTTTGGAAATGCTCGAGGAGTTGCCGAACATTATTGTCGAACGTGCGAGATGATACTGCCGAACGTGCCTCTAATGCAGCGGACTCTCGTTCGGCCGGATGATTCAACCACCATCGCAACTGCTCACCAAACTCTTCGGGGCTGTGAAAGGTTGGGAGCATTCCGAGTAGCTCGTCGGATTCGGGTCGGGATTCGCGTAGGAAGAATGTGCCGGTGGCGGCTAGTTCTATTTCGCGTGGTCCCATTGCCCATCCGATGTCGTGTCCTTCCATAGCCTCTTTTCTGTAAAGGTTGGCGGAGGTGTGGACTGAGGAGTAGAGGTCGGCGGTGGTGTCGTTGGGGAGGCAGCCTTCGGGATGATGGATCAGATACTTCTGCAAGGGTGAGTCGTCGTCGAGGGTCTGCCAGTTGCCGCCGAAGATGACGTCAATGTCTGTCCAGTCAACTGCTTCAAAGAATTCGATGCGGGATGGGAAGGCGGTTCCGACCCATCCGAAGTCGGCTCGGAGATCATCGGAGACTGGCCGGCGATAATGGATCTCGGGGTCGTATGCCTGGGGAATGTAGAACGTGGCCGGCTGTTTGAGCCGGTATTGGTCAAGATTGGTGGGGTCGTTGATGACAGCCAGGTCGGCTCGAGCTGCGATCGGAATTTGTGAAGGGTCTTCATAGGGTGCCTCGGTGAGGATCACTGCGATTTTGATGCCTCGATCTCGGATCACATCAAATGTTTCGGGTGGCACGAGGAACGCTGATGTGATGAGAACGAGGTCGGGCCAGAAGTCGAAGCAGGCGGCGCGTAACTGTTCGCCGACCATGCGCGCTGCGACATGGCCTTTCTCTTGTTCAGACACTTTGCCTCGGATCGCGTTTTCGACGAATGTGATGCGATCGGCGAGATTGAAGTTGCGAATCTGATGTTCGGTGCGTTGTAAAGCGCGCAGCCATCCACGATGAACGTCTGCTACTGAGAACTCGGGGCCTGGTTCGACTGTGAGGATTCGCACTTAGCCGAGAACCTCAATGTTGACCTCGACTCCCAAGTATTCAATACCGCCGATGGTGAAGGTGCCGGGATTGTTCCAGGAGACGACGCGTGCCGAATCGCATGAACCACCGAGGGTCGGGTCGGTATCTATGACATGGTAGATGGAGTCGTTGCCTTGGCTGAGGAACTCGTCGAGACGTTCTTGGCCGTGCTGATCGTCTGCCCTGGTGAGCATGACGAGGACGCCATAGTTGACTGTCATGGCGTCGTTGAAGTCTTGGTCATAGGAGCCGGTACCGAGGGCGACGACCGCTGCGGGTGGCTGCAACTGTGACGGCACCCATTCGTAGATTCGAAGGTTGTTGACGTTTTGGAGGGCGTCGCCGATGCCGGCCCTGACTGATGCGAGGTTCATCCGATGACCAATCCTTCGCCGCCTTGGCGACGGTATGGGGCGATCATCATTTGCACGTCAGGGTCGAGTCGGGTGGAGACTCGGATTGCTCCGAATGCTTCGCCGGCTGCGAATCCTTCGGGGGTTTGCGCGCGACGGTAGATGCGTGCCGCTTGGATGAGGCAGGCTTGTTCGATCAGATGAGGGACCGCAGCCCATCCCCATTTGGCGGTTACCTGAACTCGAGGGCGACGGCCGCTGACAGGAAACATTTTGGGGACTGTGGCGATGATGGTGTTGTAGGGCTGACCGTTGATTCCACCGACGACCCCATTGACGGGTTCGAGGATGTATTCGGTGGATGACCAAGTTTGGTCGTAGGTGCCGTTATCGCCAGTGTCGGTTTTGATAATCAGACCGGTTGTGGTGGAGAAGTCGTCGACGGTGCAGCGGATGGCGGTGTCGGCATAGTAGGACCGGGCCGAGGTGGAGGCGTCAAGGTAGAAGCGTCGGTTTGTGTAGGCGTCGATGCTTCGTGAGGCTGCTTCGATGGCAGCTTCCATTTGAGCGTCTTCGGCTGTGCCGTAGTTGGCGGAGGGGAACAGATAGGCTTTGAAGTTGACGAGGGTGTTGTAACCGTTCGTGATGGTCATGGCTTTTGGCTCCATTTGGTCCGGAGGCGGGTCACGTTTTCCGCTACAGCCGACCAGCGTTCCGCACCGGATTGCGATTCGAGATGCGTGACTGTCAAACGTGGATCATAGACGTTGCGGTAGCCGTCCTGCACCAGAGCGAGGGAAAGGTCGACGTCTTCGTATCCATTCCAATAGCCGGTGTCAAAGCCGCCGATTTGCCAGAAGGTGCTGCGACGAATAGCGAAACAAGCTCCGGTTACTGCGGCAACCTGGGTGAGTTCTTTCGACCATTCGTGTTGAATGTTCCATGCTTCTTGCCCTGGCGGTCGTTGTAAATCGACTGCGATGCCGGCGCATTGAATGGTGCAGTCGGGGTAAATGAGTTTTGGTTGTGCTGCTCCGATGGTTGGGTCGGCGGCGAGATGGTCGATGATGCCAGTCCAGTTGGGGTGGACGATGGTGTCGTTGTTGAGGAAGATCAGATAGTCGGAGGTGGCTTGGGCTGCGCCTTGGTTGCAGGCGGCGGCGAAGCCGAGATTGTTGGGGTTGGCGATGGTGGCGATTTTGGCGGTGCCGTCGGTGGAGCCGTTGTCGACGATGATGATCTCGTCAACCGGATCATGTCGGTGGATGGAGGCGAGACAGTTTTGGGTGAGTTCAAGCCGGTTGTATGTGGGGATGATGATGGAGATGGTCATCGGATCGGATCTTCGATGAGTCCTGGCTCTTCGCAAAGTTTGCGCCACATCGCCCAGAGCTGTGAGTCGTCAAGTTTTCCGGCTTGTCGCCAATGCGCCCCGTAGGTGGGATGCAGGTTGGTGGCTTGGAAAGCTGCTGCTCCGTTTCGAAGTTTGGTGACGAGTTGTTCGAAAGAACGGTATTGAAAGTGGCGATAGTTCAATCCGGTTGCTGGGATGCCGGGATGATTGAAGATGAAGTGGTTTCCAAAGTCGATCCATACGTCTGGGTGATAGCGGAAGAAGGCTTTGCCCATTTTCTGTGGTGATTGGCGGCGATGATTGATGCGTCGAAACGGATTGGATTTGATTGGATCGTCGTCGTCGGTGGCGATGTGGTCCCAGCCGGTCGCGGTGTAAACATCGGCTTCAGCTTGCTGGAAGAACTCGGAGAGGGTGCCGTCGGTCCAGTACCAATACTCGTCGGCGTCGAATGGCATAATCCATTCGGCTCCGAACAGGCTGTGTGCCTGATGGGCGAGGGTCGTCATCTTTTGGTCTTGGTAGTAGCCGACTTCGGTGTCTTCAACGACTGTGACCTGTCCGGTTTCTTTGAAGGTTTGGAGGATGAAGCCGGTGTCGTCGACGCTCATGTTGTCGGCGATGAGGATGTGGTCGATGCCTTGGTTGAGGAGATGGGTGATGGTGTGGCCGATGATGTCGGCTTCGTCTCGGACCATTGTGATGGCTGCGACGGTCATTTGATTCTCCTAGCAGGAACTCCGACCCATGTGGAGTTCGGTGGCAGTTCTTGACGGGGTAGGACGACGGCACCGGCTCCGATGGTGACTCGAGGGTTGAGTGTGGCGAGGTTGGAGATGACAGCTCCGGCTCCGATCTGGCAGCCGGCTCCGATGGTGACATCGCCGGAGATGACGGCTCCTGGTCCGATGGTGACGAAGTCGCCGATTTGGGCGCGTGTGATAAAGACGTTCCCGTTGACGTGGCTGTGTCGCCCTAGACGGGTTTTGGGGCCGATTGTGGTATGTGGACCCACCACGACGCCTGGGAGGGCCTGTAGCGTCCAATGAACGGCCGCTGAGGGGTCGATAGCGGTAGCCGCCCCATCCGGACGGTCCAATCGTTCCCGAATCCTTGAATCGTTGTGGCCGATCAGATAGCGGTCATACAGTTCGAGATCGAGGCATGGGCCGAGAATGTCGGGACCATCGGCTTCGTCATCAAGGTATCCGGCGAAAGGCTGATTGCCGGCTCGGAGGATGGCGGCGACGTCTTGACCGTGACCGCCAGCGCAGAGGATCACGATCGGATTCATAGTTTGTAATCTCGGGATCGGCGGATTCCGATGTGGATGCAGCGTGGCTCGTCGTCGAGATCGCCTAGATAGCCGAATTGCCAGCCGTCATCTAAGAGCCGTTTGGTTAGGTCTGCTTCCAAACCGGCTGGATAGCGGGTGATGGCGCGTGGATACAGGCACGGGTTGAATGTGAACAGGTGACGTTGTCGAAGCCATCCTGGCAGTTGTTGAAACCGTGTCCGATCAAGGTTGTAGATGCTGCCAGCTTGCTGTTCTTCTGGCGACCACGGTTGACGATGCAACGCGATCTGAGCGAGAGAAGGGTCGGCTTGGAGGTATTCGATCATCCACGGAATGTCAACCGGCTCGGGAAAGACGAAGTCGTCCTCGAGATGGAAGATGAAGTCGATGTCGTCGTTGAGATGATCCCAGCCGGTTTGGATAGCACCGGCGAGTCCTTTTCTCGGTTGATTGCGGATGACATCGAATCCGTCTGGGGCGAAGCCAAGCGGTTCGCCAGAATCGTCGACGAGGAGTCGCTGCGCGAACGGATAGTTCAGACATTCGATCGCCGATTGGAGGGTGCGTTGCAGGTAATCCCATCGGCCGTCGGTAATGACCAGCAAGGCGACGTTCATACGGTGACTCCGTGACGTGCCCAACGTCGAAGGAACGCTGCTTTGTCGCGTGCGAGTTGGGCTTGCATTTGAGGGTCAGTCCAGTCGCCGGTTTTGCCTCCCCCGTCAATGTGTTTGACGGTCACATCGGTGACCATGCCGTACCAGGCGTTCGCCATGTCCATTGACAGAGTCAAATCATTGTCTCCGAACCACCACATAGCGTCTTCGGGGAATCGCCATCCTTGTTCGAACCAATCCGATTTGACCATGAATGCGAAACCGGCGAGACCTCCGGTTCCGTCGTAACGGTCGGCGCAGATCCCATGCAACTGCACTAGCGGTTCTGTGGCGGGTCGGCCGTCATAGTTGGGGCAGACAGCGGCGAGCTGCGGATCGGATCTGAGCAGCTCAGCCTGGCGGGACAGGAATCGTTCGCCGATGGTGATGTCGTTGTTGAGGAATGCGATGTTTGATTTGGGGTGATGTTGCATCGCCCATTCGGCTCCAAGATTCCACATTTGATGGATTCCCATGCCGGCACAGTCGATGACTTTGGCGAACGTTTGCGCGCCAAGCCAACGGCGCGTCTCAGGGTTTGAGCCGTTGTCGAGGATGAGAATGCCGTCGTGTTCGCCTTGGTCATGTAACTGTTTGACCAGATTCTTGGTCATTTTCAGATTGTCTTTGACGGGGATGATGGCGACGGTTCGGATCGGCAGAAGTTCTGGTGGTACTTGCGGCCAGAAGTCACGGGTCGTGAGGGTCCGTTTCTTGATGTGGCCGACCTCGATAGTTGTGTCCACATAGCAGGGGAATCCTGCGCCTTGCGCGCGCAGACTGAACACATAGTCTTCGCCCATGATGTCGTGGACTTCTTCGCCGGTGTCTTGGTCGATGTAATCCCATTGAACGTATTTGAACCAGGGCTGTGCGTCTTTGCGGTTCGCATCCCAGATTTTCTGTAGGACGGTTCGATGGATGAGGACACAGCCGGAGCCGACTGCTCCGACTTGCCAATGCTGTTCGGCTGGGATCGTGATGTATTCCCTCGGTGTCGGCGGATCAAGTGATTCGAAGCCGATGCAGGCGGGAACTATTCGATGATGTGGATTCCATTTCTCAGCCATGATGAGAGCCGAGAGGATCGGCCGTTCTTTCTCATCGGCTGATTCGAGCATCAAATCGACAAGGTCGAATCGGAATCGCTGATCGGTGTCGATGAACAGCAGCCAGTCGGCGTCACCTT